TCAGGAAGATGCGTCTCATACCAATGACGCACAACGACGAACGCCGCTTCACGCTCCGGTGTAGCCCTCCACGGGAAACCAACCACGACCGTCATACCAGCGCCTCCACAGCGTTCACAAACCGCTTTATCCCAACCCGAGGATCAAAATGCGCCGACCGGACCAACGCGTCCTGAGACTTCTGCGCCCATACCTGCGGGTCCAACAACCGACGAATCTCGGCAGCCCAACCTCGGAGGTTGTCACGGTCAACAAAAATCCCGGTCGGTCCCTGCGTTTCCACAAGCCCCGGCGTCGGATGGCACACCACCGGGATCCCCGACACCAACGCCTCAATCCCAGCGCGACCCGACGCTTCCCTGATCGACGGCATCAACAAGATCCGGGTACGCGCCCACACATCGTTCTTCATGTCCTCAGTCGGACCCACATACTCCACGTTCGGCAAACGAGGCTCCCGCTGCACCCCATAGCCGCCACGCACACCAAGGAACCGGACATCCGACATCTGACGGGCCAGCCACTCAAAAACCTTCCCACCCTTGTCGTCACACAAGTTCACCAGCGTCACCCGGCCACCCGGCGTTGCACGATGCTCGTCCGGCCACACCACCGATGGAACCACCACAGTCCGACCCGGCAACGCCAGATCATCACGCATCCATTCGGCAACGAATACCGACAGGTCCGGGGGGTTTCGTTGCAACGTCCGCCTAGAAACCTGTGGCACATCAGCGTGAAAGATCCGCACCGACGGGATACCCCGCTGCTTCGCCAACACCGGAGCAACACCATTATCACCGTGGTGTGACACCACCACGTTCGATCCCTTAACTACGGCTTCCAAATGGTTCTGGCCGCGCCACACCTCAACACCCTCAAACTCGTACGGGTCGCCTTTCGCCAGAAACGAACACACCCGCACCGTGTGGCCCGCAGCCACCATCCCTTTCAGGTACTCATGGGTGGACAGCCACGCACCGACCCGGCTCTGAGGGACGTACAAAGGAACAACGGCAGCAACCAGCACGACGGCAGCCTAGACGCGAAGAAGGGGGTCGGACCCGAAAGTCCGACCCCCCTCAACAGAACCCTCGTCAGGCTCAGTAACCGCCGCAGACCAGCGGGGTGACCGGCTCGGGACCCGTGCCATCGGGGCACAGGCTGATCTCAAGTCGGAGCGACTCCAGACCGACCATGCAGACCTGAATCCACTGCTCGGAGAAGATCTGGAGGTCGTTGGTGCCGTTGAGGATCGAGTCCCGAACGATGCCCACATCCAGCGTGCCGCCGTCCAACCGGACGAACGTGCCCGGAGCGAACAGGTAGCCGACGACGGAAGTCGGGAACGGATTGGCAGCACCCGCACCCTGAGCGTCGTCAAACGCCTGACCGGCACCGGTAGCCGAGTCGTAGTACCAAGCAACGTCAAGGTTGGCAGAAGCGAGCCACGCGTTGACCTCAGCCTCGCCAGCGGCAAGGAACCCAAGACCCATCATGTGATCGTTCACCATGTCCACCTTGATGAACTCCACGAACCACGACGGGAGCATCAGGGTCAGGACCGCATCCGGGGCCATGTGCTGCCGACGCCGGTAGTTCGCAGCCGCCGCAAGGAGCGTCTGAGTCGTACCACGGGTCGCGCCGTAGGCCGGGGTGGCGGTGACAGCCGTCGAAGCGTTGTCGATGGCGTCGAGGTAGTGGATCTCCTTGGTCTGCGTGAACGCAACCGAGAGATCCTGCAAGAACGCCTCAACCTGCTCGGGGAACACCCGGTAGTTCAGGTTGCCGAACGTCACACACTGGGAGACTGCATCAACGCGGCACTCCTCAATGGGCTGGCACTCAACCTGCACGCAGGGCTTCGGCTCCGTGGGAGGGTACCCGGCGGCGTCCTCAGCCTCGGTCGTCACACGAACGCCGGGGGAAGCCTGCGTCCAGATCGGAGGGGTGATGAAGCGGATGCCGCCACGGGGAGCCTCCACGGTCGGGAGAGCCGACTCAACCGGGTTGAGCGCCTCAGCGAGACGGAAGAACTCGTACGACGGAGCCAGCGGGGCGCAGTTGCCACCGGAAGCGACGAGAGCGGTCTGCTCACGACGGAACTGCTTCCAGTTCTGAGCGACCGACGAGAACACCTCGAAGTTCTCCTCAGCGCCACCCGACACCTTGTTCGCAAGATCCGACATCGCGGTGCCAAGGACGATCCGCTCGTAGGTCCCAGCGGAAGCGGAGCCGAAGCCGTGACGCTTCTTGGTGATCGCGTTCGCAAGCGTCTTGGTGTCAAGCGCGGCGCCCTCGGCGAAGCCGGGGACTGCGTTGCTGGCAACAAGAGTAGCAGCGTGGGCGGAAGCCTCCTCGGTGACCGGAGCGACGCCCTCGGGGCGGGCTGCGGTGAGATCGGCGGTGGTCGGGGTGTCGCTCATGGAATCCTCCGTGGAGAGCGTGTGGGTGGTGTCGGTGTCGATGGAAGCCTCAACGGCGTCCTCGGTAGCAGCCTCAGCAACGTCATCAGCGACGGCTTCGGCGGTGTCGGCGGCATCGCCGTCGGTATCAGCGGCGGCGTCGTCACCCTCGTCGGACAGCACGATGGCGTCCTCGGTGGTGGCGGTCACAGCCTCGGTGGTCGCAGCAGCGATCTCAACCGGAGCCTCGTCCACGACCTCAGTCGTGTCCTCAGCAACGATCTCCTCGCCGTCCTCTGCGGTGATCTCTCCGCCGATCTTCGACAGAGCCGCAGCGGCACGGTCAGCGCGCTCCGCAGACTTCGCCTCGCGAGCGGCAAGTTCGCCGTTCACTCGGTCGAACTCGGCGACAAGCCGCTCAACCTCAGACAGAGCCTCGTCAGACGTAGCAGCGTCAGCGGCAAGCGCCTCAGCAGCCTCACGGATCTTCACGCCGAGCGCGGTCAGATCCTCGTCCGAAAGACCAGTCAACTCCTCGGGGACAATGATGTCCTTCATAGTTGTGTTCTCCAGTTTGGATGGACAGGGTTTCGTTCCGCGGATCGGGCTTCACCTTCACCACTCAGCGCCGGTTAGACCAAACGCCTTGTCCCACATCCTAGACACGCGTCACACACCAGCCGCGCATACCCTCACCCTCAACTAAAGGTTCAGGGTTTATCCACAGGTCAGACCGGGTTATCCACAGGCCGCTGGGCACCCGGCGACCTTGGCGGCGGAGGGGTAGACCGACCGGGCCGGAACTCCGGCATCCCGTCCAACACCGTGGCAGCAGGGGCATCCACCCGCACCGGCAGGTCACGTTCCAGTTCGGCCAGCACCGCCGTAGCGTCCTTACCAGTCATCGCCGCATAGACAGCGATTGCCCCGCCGACCCAGTTTCGGCGGCGGTCCTGTTCGTCACCTGTTGCCGACCGGACCTTCTGCCAGCCGTCGGTAACGATCCGCCATGCCTTGTCGCTGTCCACGGACGGAACAGACTTCTGGCGTTTCCGCCCGTGGTTGGCGGACTCAATCTCCATCTTCAGACGCATCGTCGTTCTCCTTGTGCCGGTGACGGACCATAGCGTTGCGTTTTCGTCGGCAGTCGGGGCCACAGATTTTTGACCGGTAGTTCCCCTGAAACCGGTCGCCGCACTCGATACAGGTTCGGGTGTAGGTGCGGTCTATGGCTTGGGACCTCATGTCGCGTCGTTGCCGACCGGATTTGCCGCCCCACACGCCGTCGCGTTCCTTGGTGATGATGCTGAACTCCAGACACTCCCGGCAAACTGGGCAATCGGCGCAGATTTCGCGGGCTTCGTCGGAGACAACTTCGCCTCGTTCGGGGAAGAACAGGGATGCGTCCAGTCCTCGGCAGGCGGCTTGTTGCATCCATTTGGGCCGGATGACGAGGAACGTGAACTCGGGAAGTTCGTATTCGTCGTCAAGTTCTTCGTCCATGCGAACCGGATAATACGGGTGTAGACGGGGTTTCGTCGTGGAATCTTCACCCGGTGTTGCTTCGTGTCTAACACCCGTGGTAGGGTGAACCACACATAGAGAAGTAGCCACAAGGAGGCACCACCAACCATGTTCGACGCACCGCAGCCATTCCCCGGCACACCCGAGGAGATCGAAGCCAACTACCGGACCCACCAGTTCGACTGGAACACCGACCGCTGTTGGGAGTGCGACTGCCGCCCGTGGGGTCGCATCGCCGAGTGGCCCTGCGGAACCCGCGTGCCCCGCACCACCGACGACACCGCGCTGGACGAGTTCCTCACCGGGTTCGCCATCTACGCCGCAGTCAAGGAGGCATGACATGGGCGCACACACCTTCACCGACACCGAGTTCGGCACCGACGCCGCCGACGCCTACGTCGCAGCCTGCAACGCCGCCTACCGCGAGTACGGCGAACGCGACGGCTACAACGGCACCATCTCCACCACCAACGGGTTCTTCCGGGTCGTCAAGCCCAAGAGCCTGACCGACAACGAGTTCACCGAAGCAATCGTGTGGGCACAGATGGACATGGAGTCCTCCATGTGGGACGACCCCGAGAACGTCCCGGTCCTGAAGCAGCGCCGCAAGTTCCGCACCGATGGCGACCGCAACTACTACAAGCGGCAGCGTGCCCTGCTCACCAAGTGGAAGCGTCTCTCACGCGCCGAGCGGAAGGTCATCACCGACACCGCCATCGCCGTCGAGAAGTGGGGACCCTGTGTTGCGTGGCGCGCCGACCGCCGACAGGAGACAACCTACCGGGAGCGGTACGGCCTGAAGGGCAAGCGCGGTGGACTGTGGCACTTCTTCGGATGGGCAGCGTCGTGAGCCACGGCAAAGGACCACGACAGAAATGGCTGTCAAAGTCCGCACACCCGAAGGAAGGGATCCGCAAGTTTGAGGGACCCGACCCCAAGAAGAACGCCGACCGGAACGGTCAGCCGACCAAGATGAACAGCCGACCCGGCCCCTGCCTCGTCTGTGGGAGTGAGGTCGCGACCGGCGAAGGCTGGATCGTGATGGTCCCCCAAGGCAACCGGCCCGTGAAGATGCTCGTCATGTGCCGCCCCTGCTCAGGCAGTTAGAGCAGCCGCAACCGGTCGAACCCGGCTTTCAGGTGTTCACCAGTCACGAACACCAACTGGCCCGCGGCCGAATCGGCACCCGAAATGTTTCGCCACCAGTCCGACCCCCCATCCTGCGCTGGGCATTGGATGTGGACCCGTGGCCCGTGGTCCGTCACCGACAGATGGTGGTAGTGGCCCGTGACAAGGACCGTGGCGTCACCGACCGGTTGACCGCCAGCCATCTGATCTTTCCACCACGCAAACTGTTTCGCCTGCGCCGTCGCGCCTTTCCCCCCGAGATGCCCGTGCGTGAACCCGACGTTCACACCCGAACAGTTCAGGACAAGTGACAGCCGGTCCTCCGGTATCACCCACGACACATGGTCAAGTTCTGGACGACCGTCCAAAACATCAGCCACCATCTCCACCACAGCAACGTCGTCGTTGTCGCCGGGACCCATGAACTGCTTTCCAGACCCGTCCCGGTTCTCACCGTGGTTACCACCCACCGCGCCGACCACCAACCGGGGAGCAGACTTCGCCAGCCGCAGCACCCAGTCTCGGAAGATCCTGCGGGTCAGCCGAACCTGTTCACGCCGGTTCAGTTGGACCGTTGCCTGCTGCGACGCATAGTGGCCCCGACAGTTCTCAATCAGGTCACCCATGCCGACGAGGTAGACCGCCTCAACGATCTCGCCTCCCCGACGCAGTTCTTTCAGGTAGTCGTCCAGCCGTTCGGCGGATTCCATCAGGCGGATCATCGTGCCGCGCACGCCGTCGCCGTCACCCTTGCCGATCTGCCAGTCCGACGCCGGAACGATTACCGACACGGGGTCGGTAACTAGGTTCGCTGCCCGCCATCCCTTCGGCCTACGCCACTTGTCCAACCCACGGACCAGTTCGTCAACGTCCAGTCCGTACCACTTGGCCCGCAACCGGATCTTCGCCTTGTAGTAGAAGAACCGCTGCACAACGCCGTCACCAAGGTTCGCGTCCCACGCCCGGAACTCCGGGTTGTAGTCCGGGTCAACCTCGTACACCTCGGGATCCAAGTCCCACACGGCCAACAGGTCCAGCCAGTCACCCGGCGACGGGGCAGCGGACACCGGACCGGTAGACAGAACACCTGACTCGCCGGACCATTGCACGCCCGGTTCCCAGCCTTTGGGGTGGACGGCTTCGCGCCGCTCGGCTTCTTTCGCTTCGCGCCGCTGATTCTCAACGGTTCTCAGAGCGTCGAACTCGCCGGACAGGTCACCGTTCACAGAGGCACTCGCCACGCCGATGACGCTGCACGCTGGACTGTGTGACCCGCCGCATCGCCGACGCAACCTCCGGGTCGTCCAAAACCTCCGACAAACTACGAAGCCTTATCACGATGACCGTGGCATAGACCCGCCGGTCAGCCATCAACGCGTCAAACGCAACCAAGTCCTTCGCACCTAAAACTGAACGCAGTTCACCAACGGTGCAACGTCCACCGCTAGTTGGCTGCCAGTCAGTACGCAGAGAGTCGAACTCGTCAGCCAGCCCCATCAAGATCCTTTACCGGGCAAAGCCCGTAGGCCCGTCAGGACCCGCAGGCGCAAACCCCGTCAGAACCACCGCAGGAACCCCCACAGTCGTGCGGGTCAGCCTTCTCGCCACCGAACGCAGCAGCCAGAGCAGCAAACCGCTCCGCCGCCCGCTGGGCACGAATCGGTCGCACCGCCTCGGAGATGGCAGCAACCTCGGACTTCAGAGCCTCAAACTCGGCCCGGAACTCCTCAGCCTCAGTCTGAGAATGACGGATCATCCCGGCAGCAACGAGAGTGGTGAGGTCGCCCTCAGCCGAGTCCCACACGCCACGGGGGTTCGACACGGTAGCGCCGGAAGCCACAAGACCCTCCACGATGAAACCGCTCACGTTGACCGAGAGCAGACCAACAACCTCTAGACGGCCCTTGATCTGACGCCAGTCAGGGGAGACATCCGACCCACGGAACCGGCGCATCTGCTCCGGCGTCATCCCCGGACGGACAGCACCAGCCGCCACGATGCCGAACTCGTTCTCGTACAGAGCGACATCAGCCACCGCACAACCCGTGTCGGCGTAGAACGCCTGAGTGTCAGAAGCCTTCAGCCGGAGGTCCGGGTGAACGGTGTCCATGAACACCGGACCGGTAGCCACAAGGTCACCCTCAGCGGTCAGCACGTTCTTGTTACGGAAATGCTTGTACGCCGAACCGGACTTCGGCACGTTCACGCACCGGTCGGTGAACCCGATGTGGCACGAACCCCACCGGGCGACAAGGCCGTAGACCCGACCGTCGGCATGAACCGTGAACGGCTCCGGCTTCTCCATGTCACCCGGCTCAAACCACGCACGGGGCGGATTCACCGGAACATCAACAGCCTTACCGGCAGAAGCAACCAGCGACGCAAGAGCGCCCTCGGCGTCGCCCTCACCAGCGGTCCAAGCGCCCAGCGGCGACGGGACCTGCCAGACATCGCCGATAGCGCCGGAAGCAACCAGCACCTCGGAGTCAGCGACCTGCTCTGCGCCGATCACACTCACATGAGCCTCCTGAAACGCCGGGAACGGAGTGAGAGTCGCTCCCATGATGCGGCCATCGACCAGCACCTCTAGAGCGTCAACACCACCGAACATCATGTCCTCCATGCTGACTTCGGTGCCCTCCGGCGACATGAACTCCACGATCACCGAGTCGATGTCAGCCGACACGCCCCGCATGGTGCCCTCAGAGAGCAGGCGACGCGCCTCAGTACCAGCCTCACCCGAGTCGAAGTAGCCCCGACCAAGGACGTTCTGGCCCTCACGGACGATCTCATGGATGCTGCCGCAGATCACAGCGCCGTCGTGACCGGGAGCGTTCACCGTCTGAAGCATCAGCGGGATCGGAAGTTCACGCCACGACAGCGCCTCCTCGGCGATCATCCGGCCATCACCCGACGGCAGACCCTCAACGATCAGGACGCCTTCCCAGTCGTAGGTGGCGGTCGTCGGAACAGGCTGCGGCTCACCGGCAGCGGTCACGCCCTCCTCGTCAGCCATCGGCATCAGAAGATCCTCCATGCTCGGCATCTCAGCCTCCATCGGCTGAGACGGCTCCGAAGTGATGTAGCCCTCACCGGCACACATAGGACAAACAGCGGTGACGCCGTTAATCGTGATCTCCGTACCACCCTCACACATCGGGCACATCTCGCAACCCTCGGGGTATCCGCCCTCGGACTCCTCGCCGTCACCAAGGTTGATCTCAACCTCAATCTCGTCGCCGTACGCGTTCACAGCATCTCCGTCGTTCGTCAGCCGGTTCACAAGGTCGGAAGCCCAGCGACGGGCGAGTTCGGTGATGAGGTCGTCGTCGGACAGACCGGCAAGACCGTCGTCTGCCATCTGAGCGACGGCAAACTCCTGCAAACCCTCAACCTCTAGTAGAGGGTTAGGTTCGGTGTTCGTGCCGTCACCATCACCGAACGAACCCTCAGCCTCGGCCAAAAGGTTCAGCACCTCACGCACCTTCTCAGCAAGATCCGCGGCCCGCTCCTCGTCGGACATCCCGACCATCGGCTCTCCGACCATCGGATCCTCAACAACCTCAGGCTCCTCAACAACAACCGGAGGCATCGCAGCAGCCAGTTCGTCAACACGGGCCTGAGCAGCCACAGCGTCAACATGGCACGACTCAACCATGCCGTCACCACCAACGACCGCCACGGTCAAAGTACCGCCGGACGAGTCCATGCACTCCTGCGACTGCTCAACGACGATGAAGCCCGGAGCAATCGCCGGGGGCGCGCCCTCAACGGGGGGAGTGGTGAGATCGGGCATTGCAGCCTCCGAAGTAGACGAATCTTGTACGGCAATGTTGTCAGAAACCACAGCGGCTTCTGCGGAACCAGTTCCCTCAACCAACTTTGCGTCGGCTGGCACGACCATCACGGTGCCCTCAGCACCATCCGGCTTGACCTCTAGAAGCCACGCATCGGCAACCCCACCTTCACGGGTCGGGTCGTCGGGAACGATGCTCACTACAAGCCCCTGACCAGTCCCGCCGTCAAGATCGGTGTACGACACCGTATCTCCAAGCGAGATGGTGCCCGCACCGATAGAAACCGGATCGGCGAAGTCATCTGTCAACGGGGTGGGGTTCATTTCAGCCATTAGTTCTCCTACGCGCCGCTCGGCCTCAACGTGGCTTCTGCCGTAAACATTGCCGCACCAGTCTCGGCGTCCACACCAAACCCGGTGACGGTCAGAGACGTATCACGGCTTAGAACAACATTCGTGTCTGCGTCGGGGTTCACATCGTTGTCTCGCCCAGCGTTGACCATCGGGTGTCCCTCAGGGACCGTCACCTTGATCGGAACACGCTGACCTTCCATCCGACCGAGACTGCCGTCGGGTCGGCCATAGACGTATGTTCCTTCGCCAGCAAACTTTAGGGCCGAAGCAGGGTCACCACTACCGACCGTGAACTCCGGCGCACCTTCGACGCTGGAACCAGCGGACTGGAGGGCATCCACAGTAGTTCCCCTCGAATCTCGCGTTACTGAACCGGTTTCAGGGTCAAGGGTGTATCTATCCGTCACGAACGCCGTTGTGTAAATCTCAACACCAGCCGGTGCTGGCTGCATGGCCGACTCAACCTCGTTGTTCATCTGAATGATTGAGTCACGATCTTCGGAAGTCATGTCGGCGTCGCCGCCAGCAGCGTTAAAGATGTCACCACCAGCCGCAATGACTTCGCCTACCGCAGCGGCTTCAGTTTCATCCGCAAACTCGTCACCACTAGCCGGAAGTACGTCGGCCATCCGGTCACCACCGGTAAACGGGTTGTCACCACCACCGGAATCACCGCCACCAGCAGGTTCCTCGGCACCGCCACCTTCGCCATCGCCACCCTCGGAATCGCCGCCGCCGTCAGGCTCAGAACCGATGAACTTGCCACCCGGCCCCTGCAAAAACTTGCCGAACTCCTCAACCAACCGGCTCATCAAACCGTCAACAGCCTCAGCGTTCTTGCCGACATCCTCCACAGACGCAGCAGCGGTCCCCTCCGGGGCTTCCAACCCAGCGTCGGGGACAGGGACCTCGCCCTCAACAAGCGGCTCAGGAACAACCTCAGGGACCATGACAGGCTCCGGCTCCAACATGAACGGGACCAACGCAGCCTGCGGACCGAACCGCAACCCGAAGTTCCCGAACGACAACTCGGTTCCAACCTTCGACTCCGGCGCAATCACCGGACCCTTCGCCACCGTGATATGCGGAATGAAGTCGTAGTCCTCGTCCACCGACACCTTCGCCGCCAGCAGAGCCTCAACCAGTTCGTTACGGAACTCCGTCAGCCCGTCAATGTCCACCAGCATCACGGTGTTCCCGTTAAACCCGTCCGGCCCGAAGAACCCAGCGCCGGAGACATCGCCCATCATCGGGGCGGTATTCGCTGCGATTCCGAGAAGCGACTGAAGGATGTCCGACAGGTTCTTCGTTTCGGCAATCCCACCGACCCGGACCAACGTCAGGTGGTACTCCTTGGCCGGGATGGCGTCCGGCACTCCGTCCTCAACGCGCAACGCGACCCGCGACTCGGGATCCGGCTCCAACGTGATGATGACCGAATCGGGTGTGTCGATCTGAAAGGTGTCAGTCATCGGGCTTTCCACGGACGGCGACAGGATGACAACAGACTAGCCGAACTAGTCCACAACGCCGGATAATCACCGACGGCTGTCAACTAGCCGTCAACGCGTCTATGACCGGTGGGTTCAGGTCACCACCCACGCCGTACAGCAGGAACGACCGGGCAACACCAGCCGCCAACCCGCCACCGAACATCTGCCGGACGTACGCGTCCTGCACCTCGTCCGGCCACGAAGCAAACTCCATCGGCTCGTCACTACGGGGATCGGGCATACGAGGAGCGTCCATCACACCGCCAGTCCAGAAGAACGGAACATAGCCCGGAACGCATC